ATGATGCGTAGTGAGTTAGACCTATCCTTCTCAAAGATTGAGAGGTTGATTATGGACTACATAGCTGCATCAAGCGATCGTGTAGTTGTACACCAAGCTCTGAAGCATCTTATCGTATCTGGTAATGCCCTGATATTTATGGGCAAGGATGGTCTGAAACACTATCCACTCAACAGATACGTTGTCGAACGAGATGGTAACGGTAATGTAATAGAGATTGTTACAAAAGAAAGAATCAGTAGAAAGGTATTAGGTCTTGCACCGCCTGTACCTAATGAGTCAGTAAACAGTGACTCAGAATATGGTGTAGGAGAAGACGACGCTGAGGTATACACCTGTGTTAAGATGGATGAGAGTAGCGGTAGTTGGAGATGGCATCAAGAAGTGGACGACATGATCCTAGCTGGAAGCCAGAGCACAGCACCGAAGAACGCCTCACCATGGTTAGTGCTTCGATTCAATACAGTAGACGGAGAGGACTACGGACGTGGTAGAGTAGAAGAGTTCATTGGAGATCTAAGAAGTCTCGATGGATTGTCTCAGGCTCTAGTAGAGGGAGCAAGTGTGGCAAGTAAAGTTGTCTTTCTTGTATCACCATCTGCTACAACCAAACCCGGGACACTTGCCAAAGCTGGTAACGGAGCTATCATACAGGGTAGACCAGAAGACGTTGGAGTTGTACAAGTTGGTAAAACAGCCGACTTTGCTACAGCTGCCAATCTATCAGCTACGATAGAAAGAAGAATACTCGAAGCTTTCTTGGTTATGAATGTCAGGAACGCAGAAAGAGTTACAGCTGAAGAGGTACGCCTCACACAGCTAGAGCTAGAACAATCGCTTGGCGGTCTGTTCAGCTTACTAACGGTAGAGTTCTTAGTACCCTACCTCAACAGAACTCTGTTAATACTACAGAGATCAAACCAGATACCCAGACTGCCCAAGGATGTCGTAAGACCAAAGATTGTAGCTGGTATCAACAGTCTAGGTAGAGGACAAGATAATGAAGCCTTGACTAGATTTATAGGTACAGTTGCCCAAACGCTCGGGCCAGAAGCTTTGACTAAGTTTATCAACCCAACTGAAGCTATCAAACGCCTAGCAGCTGCACAAGGTATTGACGTACTCAATCTTGTACGTACACCAGAAGAGTTACAGCAACTCAAGCAAACAGTTATGCAAGACAAGTCACAAATGTCACTCGTCGATCAGGCTGGTCAGCTTGCTGGTACACCAGTTATGGATCCTGATAAGAACCCACAACTTGCACAACAAGCGGCAGCAGTATTACAAAATTTACAACCACCACAAGAAGAGTAAATGGCAGAAACACTATCATATCAAGAGCCACAAAACGTAACAACAGTAGATAACCTGACAGCTGAGGAGCAAGACTCCTTAGCCGTTGGTGAAAAGCTTGTCGAGCAACAAGATCAGCTTCTAGCTGGTAAATACAAGAGTGCTCAAGAGCTAGAAAAAGCTTACATGGAGTTACAAGGTAAACTTGGTAGCCAAGAGAAAACAGAAGCAGAGCCAGAGACAAAAGTAGAGAAGCCAGAGAGTGAGTTTATACCAGAGAATGGCTATCTTGATGATGGCTCTATAAACTACGATACTGTTACAGAGACATATGGAGCAGCTGTAACTGAAAAACTCAAGTCTGCTGGTGTAGATCCATGGACTATCAGTGCTCAGTTCCACGAAAGTGGCGGTGAGGTTACAGATGAAATGGTTAGCACACTAACAAACGCTGGTTTTTCAGAGACTGCCGTTAGATCCTACTTTGCTGGTAGAGCATCAGAGTCAGGCTACGGTGCACCAGCTGAAGATATAACTGAATCTCAAATCAACGAGATTAAGCAGTCAGTAGGTGGCGATCAAACCTACGCAAACGTAGTTAACTGGGCTAAGTCTAGCCTCGATCAAGAACAGACAAATGCCTTTGACGAAGTTGTAAACACTGGTAGCATAGCAGCTATCAAACTTGCTGTTGCCGGACTCAAGGCACAGTATGATAACGCTAACGGAGTAGAAGGCAGAATGGTAACAGGTAAGGCACCAGTAAACAGCGGTGACATCTTCCGCAGTCAAGCTGAATTAGTTGCAGCGATGAACGATCCTCGCTATGACAGAGATCCAGCTTACAGACAAGATGTAGTTGAAAAACTTGACAGATCTAATTTGGAGTTCTAACTATGCCCGGACATTACGGTGGCGGCAAAATGCCAGCCAAGAAAAAGAAGACAATGAAGAAAGGTGGTAAGAAACAGTTACCAGCTGCTCTCAAAAAGATAATTGAGAAGAAGAAGAAGAAGAAAGGGATGAAGTAATGGGTAAGCGTTACAAACAAAGTGATATAAACCCAACAGGTGGTAATAAAGGTGAGGTAAAAAAGACTACCGAAACCTTTGACCAGTTGGATATACCAAACCTTTTCGGAGTCAAGCCAAAGAAGGCACAAGCTATAGATGCCTTCAGAAGTAAGACCAGCTTAAATGGTCAAGTAAACGATAACATAGCATAACACAATGACACACCACAACCACGAAAATCAGAAATGGCATCCAGCAGAGGAGCTTAACGGAAGACTAGCTATGATAGGTATAGTCGCAGCTCTCCTCAACTACGCTTGGACAGGGCAAATCATACCCGGAATCTGGTAATGCCAAAAGGTAAAGGTGGCTACAGCTCTGGCCAGAAAAAGATTGCACGAGTCGCACCCCCTCGTGACAAGATCACAGGAGCAGACTTTGCAAAACTAAGGAAAAATGGCAAAAAGAAAGGGAGTAAGCCTGTCTCTCGGAAGAGGTGAGAAGTCCAAGAAAGGAGGACTGACAGCAAAGGGAAGAGCCAAGTACAATCGTGCTACTGGCTCTAACCTCAAAGCACCTCAGCCCGGAGGAGGAGCTAGAAAGAGGTCATTCTGTGCCCGTATGAAAGGCGTGAAGGGACCAATGAAGAAACCAAACGGCAAGCCCACAAGAAAGGCACTTGCCTTACGCAGATGGAAATGCTAATGGCTAAAAAGATCAACAAAAAAATTAAAAAATTAGGAAAGAAGACAGGTGATTACAAACCTTTGGATCACGTACCAAGTGAACTCTTCTTACCACCCGGTAATCCTATAGATAAAAAGAAAGCGAAGAAGATAGATTTCTTCAAAAAAGATAATACTTATCCTGTATAATGGCACACAAGAAAGGTTCAAAATGCGGTTGCAAGCATGGAGGTAAGAAACGCTAATGGCTAAATTATGTCCACGTGGTAAGGCAGCTGCCAAAAGAAAATTCAAGGTCTACCCTTCTGCATACGCAAACGCATATGCTGTTAAGGTATGTAAGGGTCAGGTCAAATCAGGTGGTGTAAAAAGAACAGCACCCGGCTACACTAAAAAGAAAAGAAGATGAGCTTACGTAGATGGTTCCAAGAGAAATGGGTTGACACCAAAACTGGTAAGCCCTGTGGCAGACAGAAAGGTGAGAAGCGTAAAGGCTACCCAGCTTGCAGACCATCTAGACGTGTGTCATCTAAGACACCTAAGACTACAGGTGAGATGTCTAAGGGCGAGAAAGCTCGCTTCAATCGGACTAAAACAAGTAGCAAACGAATAGGCTATAATCATAGCAGACGGAAGAAAACCGTCCGTTCATCCCGAAAGAAAAAATAGGGACGCATGACACCCAAGCATGGAACGGGGCTTGGTATATGGAGAGTACAATGACTGTAACCTACGTATATCGTGGCATCAAGTACACAAGAGTAATCGGTTAATAGGCCGTACAGGGAGGTTCAAGTCCTCCCATCTCTATTGGAGCGAGCCTGCTAAGGCAGATACCTCAATCCGTCTAGACGGTGGGATAGACCACAAAAATGGCCAAAAAATTTTCAGATCTGAAGAACGTACAAACTATACATTCTTAATTAGAAATGGCATACCCCGGAAGTTTCGACCATCAGTCGAACGTAAACCCAACCCAGCTAACAAGGCCGGGTTCACTTAATGGTGCTTCCGATCCTAGAGCCCTTTATCTTAAACTCTTCTCAGGAGAGATGTTTAAAGGCTTCCAGAGAAACACCATTGCAAGAGACTTAGTACAGAAGAGAACATTAACTTCTGGTAAGTCAATG